CAATCGTAAACAGAGCAGTAAAAGGTATCGCTTCAGATGTAGTAAGATTAGCATGGGGTGGTGATGTAGCAGGTGCAGTAGCAGGATATGCAGTATTTAATGGTTGGATGGAATTAATGAAAGCAGAGCCTGTTTTGACTTTCAATTCTGCAACACCAGCTGACCCAATAGCATCTGATGCACTAAGTTTAATAATGAATGTTTATGATGGCGCACCAGCAGCACTACAGCAAGTAGCACCAGCAGATAAGAAAATGTTTGTAACTCCTAAGTTATACAACGCTTACTTACAAAACATTGAAGGTAACGGAGCTGACTTAGCAATCGTTAATATGGTAGATGCTTCACCTAGAGTTTCTTTTAGAGGTGTTGAATTAGTAGCAATGTATGAGTGGGACACTATCTTAGCAGATACTAATCCAGACTTATTTATAAATGGAGGGAATAACTTTAATCAAGGTGTATGTTATACTGCAGTTGAGAACTTAATTATTGGTTCTGATGTAACTGACCCAGAAGGAAGTTTCAAAGTATTTTATGATGATTTGGAAGAAAAAATGTTCTTCAGAGGTTACTTCAAGTTAGGTGTACAGTACTTGTACTCTTCTCTTGTTCAGTGGGGAATAGCAATATAACAATAATGTAATAATAGAGAGTGTGTAAAAGCACTCTCTTAATTACTTTTAATAAATCAAAAAAATAAAATAAAATGGCAATAGATACAGGTTTAGCAATTGATTGCGCTGATTTACAATCAACTGGAGGTATAACACAAATTTTACTAAGAAGTTGGACACCAACTGATGCAATAGTTTATGGTGCTACAGGTACGCACACTATCGCAAGTATTCTTAAAGTAGCTGCAGCAGCAGATTGGTTTGTGTATGAGTTTAAAAATGAAACACCAGCATTAACAATTAATGGAACAAAAGAGAATGGTTCAACTGCATTTGAATGTGGATTATCTTTTATGTTACCAAGATTAGAGTTAGCAAAGAATAATGCATTACAGTCTATGCTTAATGAGTGTATGATGGGAATGGCTTTAGATACTAATGGAAAATGGTGGGTTTTAGGTGTTTCTGAGAAGTATGCAAATGAAGATGTAGCAAGCAGAAGTCAGACTTTCTTAAATATGGCTACTATAGAAGGTGGTACTGGTGCAGCTTATTCTGATGAAAGCGGAGTTACTGTTAGCTTAATGGCAAGACAGTTTGAATTACCAAGAGAGTATGTAGGGGCTGTTACTGTTGATACAGCAGCTTTAACTGCAACTACAGCAGCATAATTAAAGATATATTTTTAGGTTGGACTTGTTTCGTAAAAAGTTTATAACCTTTTCCTATTAATATCTTTCTAATAATATGTGTAATTGTGGTCAAAAGGTTGTAAATTACACACACTTAAATATATATACACTTATGGCAAAATATAAGGCAGTAAAATCATCAGGTACTTTGTATAAAGGTGATATTAAAATTAAATGGGCTACAGCAACTCAAGAGGAGTTAGCTTATGCTTATGAAGATTTAGGATTGACTAAATTAGTAGAAAAATTATCAACTATAAAAACTGAAGATGAGCCAAAAAAAGAAAGTAAGAGGGACAGCAAAAACAAATCTTCAGACTCAAAAGAGTAGTACCTTTGAATTTGGAGTTTTTAATTTATCAGTACCTGAAAATATTGAAGAACCTCAAGACATCTCTAAGATTAGGACTAAGTTTATACCATTTGGGACTAATAACTTATTTCCTCAGTATTTAGCAGAGTTAGGAAGAAAGAGTAGTACACATAGAAGTGTATTAGCTCAAAAGACTATATTTACAAGTGGTGCTAAATTCGTTAGTAATAACGAAGATATTTCAGAATACATAAAAGATGTTAATGCTGATGGAGAGTCATTAAGAATGATTTTCAAGAAATTAGCATCAGATTACTATACATTTGGAAATTGCTATTTAGAAGGGGTTTTATATGATGGTGGAATGAATCTATATCATATAGATGCAACCACTGTTAGAATGTCTAAGAATAAGAAAGAAGCGTATGTACACCCTGATTGGGCTAAGTACAATACAACCAAAGATGATTTGAATATAATTCCTATCTACCCTGAAGTTAGAGATAATAGATTTATACTTCAATTTAAAGATTACGAGCCTACATTCTCATTTTACGGATTACCAGACTATGTTGCTGCATTAGAGCATATCGCTGTTGATTATGAGATTGGAAAGTGGAATCACACAAAATTTAAAAATGGTTTTCAGCCATCTGCTATTGTTGAGATTAGTGGAGATATGGGAGAAGAAGAAGCAAAGAAGCTAGTAGACCAAGCACAAAAGAAATTTGTTGGAGCAGGAAATAATGGTAAGATATTATTTTTAGTAAAAAATGGAGATACTTCTCCTGCTAATGTTTCTATCATAAAAGATGACCAAGAAGGTAGCTGGATAGACTTACAGAGAATAACTGACCAAAATATTGTTACTGCTCATAGATGGCAGCCATCACTAAGTGGTTTAGTATCAAGTGGTAAGATGAATAATACAGGTAGTGAGATTAGAATTGCTTATGACTTAGCAATGACTACTGTAATTAAAGATACTTCTGATTTACTATTAGATGGTATCAAGAATGTAATGTACAGAGAGTTAGGGTTTTTACCTGAAGATTTAATTATTCACTATGAGCCACCAATTAGTTTTGCTACTCAGATTGACCCATCTAAAGTTCTTACAATTAACGAGCAAAGAAGATTGTTAGATGAGGATTTACCAATGCTTAATGAGGGTGATATGTTCTTAACTGATAGAGAACAGATTATTGTAACCAGAGATGATGATGCTGATGGAGTTGGAGATGATGATGCTGGGGACTTGACAGTAACTGAGAAAACTAATACAGAAGACTAATTACTATGGCAAACACAAATCAATATAAAACACTAGCAACAGCAGGAGAGGTTATAAGCAATAGTTTTACTAATGCTAACACTGACCCTGCTTTAATATCTACTAACACAATATTGCTTTCTGAATTAGCACATTTAAAGACTGCTATTGGTAAAAAGTTTTATGAAGAATTAAAGACACAGAACAATGTAGGTGATTATCCCACTGTAGGTGGTCTTACTCAAGCAAATCAAACTTTGATGGATGATTTCTTAATTAGAACTCTATGTTGGTTTGCAAGATTTGAGGTTATTAATGAGGTTCAAAGTAATAGTAGTAGTATGGGAATTGTTCATAATCTTGATGAGTTTTCTACTGTTATTGACCCTTCTGAATTAAACGCTTATAAGCAAGATACATATAGAAAAGCTGAGATATACTTACAGGATATGTTAAGTTTTTTAAATGATAGTGATAATAGTGCTGATTACCCTACATACACTGCCAATGCACCTTGTAATGTAAGTACATATAAGAATCATGGAATTATAATGTATGATAGTATATATACAAGACCTAGAAGAAATTATAATAGTTGGAAGGATTTTTGTCCAGAATGTTAAAAAATATATAAATTAATGGCTGCAAACGAACATAAGAACTTAACTGATATTAATAGGCATAATCCTAAAGGATTTGAAAATGCTAATAATGATACTGTACTAAGCAAGAACTTTGGTACAGGAGTTGGGAATACTGATGGTAACTTAGTTTGGCAAGGTAAATCTCTTATGGGTGTTACTAACTATAAGATGCAGGGATATGCTACTGGAATAGCAAACTATAAATATGGAGAGGATATAGCAGACACTAAATCTCCTTTTGAGATGGCAGTTGATTATGGTAGTAGTGCTGTTGCTTCAGGAAGTTTAGTTCCTACAAATTTATTTAGAATTGGTCAAGGATGTGTTATTCCTGAAATTGCTAATGTTGTTAGTATTAGTGGATGGATTACATCTAATAACGAAACTGTTATTACTATTGCTATATGTAAAGTAACTCCAGTAGCAGATAACTCATCTAATGTTGTTCCTGTAGTAATTGATGAGATAGCGGTAACTGGTCTTGGTAATAATGCTAAACTTGCAAGAGTAAATGAAACAACCATAACTGCTTCATCATTAGCAGCAGGAGATATTATATTTCCAATGATAAAAGAAACAGGAGGAACAGGTAGTACGATTTATATGAATTTATCTATTCAAACAACAACATTCTAATGACTACTAAAGAAGAACTAGTTTCAATGAAAAAAGACATTACATCAATTAATGACAAGGTAGATAATATATCTTCTAAATTAGATATGCTTACAGATAAGTTGCTTAATCCAGACACAGGGGTTACTGCTAGAGTAAATAGAAACACATCTATGAGGAGGGTTTTAGTTAAAGCAATGTGGGTAATATATACAGTAACTATAGGAGCTATAATAACAATATTTACAAAATAATAATAACAATTAAAAAATAAAAAAATGAGTACATTTGATACAGATAATACACTATTAAGAGAGATGCTTGGGAAGGGTGGTTTAAACGAAATCTTTACTACAACAGCATTAACAGGTAAAGACTTTTACTGCGTACAGTTCCCAGTAGAATCAGTTATAGAATCCCTTACAGTTGCTAATATGAGTGGTGAATCTTCTTTGATTGGATTAACACTACCTGCTGGAACGACATTATTTATGCGATTTACAGCTATAAAACTTACTTCTGGAGTTGGTATTGGTTACAGAGAATCTGATGGTGAAACTGCTTCGTAAATATGAAGTTATCACTAGGAATATCATTACCTACAAGTAACAAGGGAGGAGTAACACCTGTACAAAAGCAAGTTAATGTTTTTAAGGCTAGGGTTATTGCTGATGGAGGAGTATTTGAAGCTAAGGCTTGTTTAGAAGCACAATTAGTAATATTAAATAATATACAATGAGTTTATTAGATGATGTAAGTATTGTAGTAACACCTAATGGGTATAAGGCAGGAGAATTGTATGCAGTTGTACCTGTACCTACTGAGGGTGCTGAAGAAATAACTAATGGAGATTTTGCAACTGATGCTAATTGGACTAAAAATTCAGGTTGGACTATAAGTGGAGGTTCGGCTAATTGTGATGGAACGCAAACAGGCAATTCAGGATTAGTTCAACAAAATGGTATTGCAGGGGTTAGCTTAGATTTACAAATAGGAAAGCAATATAAAATGGTAATTGATGTAACTGTTATTTCAGGTGCTATTACATACATAGAGGTCGCTAGTGATTATCAAAATGATGACATCAATGCAACAGGAGTGAGTACATTATATTTTAGTCCAACTTCTACAAACGACAGAATTACTATTGCTGCAAATTCAACATTTGTAGGTAGTGTAAATAGCGTATCAGTAAAAGAATACACAGCAGCTGATATGGATGTTACAAGAGCAACAGCAGCTACAAGAGTAGATGAAGCAGGATTAGTTAATTATGCAGAAGTTATTTTAGATACACAATTAGTTACTAATGGAGATTTTGCAAGTGGAACTACAGGTTGGTCTGCATATCAAGGAAGCTTAAGTGTTTCTAATGGTAATTTAGTTGTTACTGCAACTGCAAATAGTGATACTAGAGTAAGAACACAAATAGCAACAGTAGTAGGAAAATCTTATATATTAACTGCTGAATTAAAGTCAATGTCGGGTACAAAAGTTGGTGTAGCAAATGCAAATAATTCATTTAGTTATTCAGGAAATGTGCAAGAATTAACATCAACAGGTTCTTATAGTTATTATTTTACTGCTGCATACACTAACACATCTATTGTATTTAAAATGTTCGGTGCAAGTACAGGAGAAACATTTAGTTTAGACAATGTATCAGTAAAAGAAGTTACAAGAGATAACGTACCTCGTATAGACTACACAGGAGGAGGTTGTCCACATATATTAGCAGAGCCACAGAGGACTAACTTGATTACTTTTAGTAATGATTTTAGTAAT